CTGCAACGCTTAGGGAGTCTGATACTGCAACACCATACTTAGTGTAAGCAAGACCAAGCTCAGTAACAGCATCCATTGCTTTCTGAGTTTCTTCAGGAGCAGTAAATAAATCTCCATAAACCTTTTTAAATTTGATTGCTGCTTTTTCCATGTCCATAAAGACACGACCAGCAGTCATACCAAGAGTAGCAAGTGGGAGGGTAAAACCAACCATAAGCTGACGACCAGCCCACTGAGTATTCTTACCAAAGTTTAGAAGATTGGTTGAGCCTTGTTTAACTAGCTGATTAAACAGTACTTGCTTTTGAGCGGTAATTGCAGTCTGGGTTCCCAGATCTTGCATATTAAGGATAGTTGGCCTAATTGCAATTGCTTGCATAGCACCTTGAGCATCACGACCCATCTTAATGTATTGGGTCTGTAAAGTTTTTACACGCTCAATTGCTGTTTTTTCAATGGTAGAAAACTCTGAAACAAAGTTTTTACCAAAGGTTTGTGTGGCTCCAGCGGCATAACGGAAATACTCCCGCATAGAAAATTTATTTTTCTCAAGGGAGTTTGTAAAGGATTCTGCGCTTGTTCTAACAGTTCGCAACTCTGCAGAAAAACCCTGAATAGCATTTACGCCATTGACAAAGTTTCTCTGCAGATCACGTTGCGCTACTGCTGCAGCTGAGGATGATTTTGCTACTGATTGGTGAAATTGAGAAATCTGTCGTTGCAGACTTTTTAGCTGATTTAATGCATCAGACGTATCAATATTTACGCCAATATTGGCATTAACATCAGCCATTAATGTTCACCTTTCTTAGCTATGCAATTATATTTGCTCCACTCAGGTTAGCACCTGATGCAGCTTCAACAATCTTGTAGACTGTTGGCAAATCCAAAACCTCTTCTAGCTTTGCAGGATCTGCAGCAAGCTCTGGGCTGTACTGTTTCATTGCAATAGCCACACATTCCAAGAGAAGGTTCATAGACTTCTCATTGTCCTCTGCAACTGCTGTGACACCCTCAAACTTCTTCATAAAAGGCTTCAAAAGTGAAATCTTCAATGGACGTACCTGAATTGTTGTTCCGTCAATAAGTGTTAGTGTTTGTGCTTCATAAGTTGTTGTTGCCATGTTTTTCTCCTTGTTCTACCCATAGTTAGGTTATTTTAATTATACCACAGACTACTTATTTTTCAAGACCTTTGGGTCTCTAAGATCCTCGTAGGCTAGCCCCATACCAATTCCAAACCCAGCTTTTCTGGCGTTTTGTCCTTGAAGAGCAAGAACGTCATTTGAGTCATTTGTTGCTCCACCACTAAAGACCCTAGCTTTAAGATCTTCCCATTCTTTTTGTCCCTTAGCTTTGCCTTCAGCCTTTTGTGAACCTGCCTCTAAATCAACCCCTTGCAAAGCTGCCAAAAACTTTTTTTCTTCGTAGTCTAGTTCTCTAGTAATTGATAGGATTTGCATTAGCTCTTCTATTGATATAGATGATTCTAGTTCGTCAAAGTTTTTCCAGATACCCAGCAAAAATACTTCTGACTCTAATTTTGCTAAATCTAAGCTATTCCAATTGGCTTCATTTTCTTCTTTTTTGGCCTGATCAACTATGGCTGTTTCTGAGTTCTTTTTAATGTTAATCCCAGACGAATAATATAGAATGTCATATATTGAATTTAGGTCAAAGTTTTCTTCTATTTCTGAGATGCTTTTAGAAAATTTAGGATAGTATTGTTTCATGGCTATTCTGCAGCATTCAGTTAGCACACCTATTGTTTGATCTTCGCTTGTAGAATGTTGAACAGCGTCAAAGGCAGTCATCAGTTCTTTAAGATACTTTATCTTAATTGGGATTATTTCAATCTCTAGACCGTCAATTGTAAATACATGTCCTGTTTTGTATACTTCTGTTGGCATAGTACAAGTTTACCACAAAACGACAAAACCCACCACAATTAAGTGATGGGCTTGTCTTTTAGCTTTTATAGATTATGATGCAGAAACAGTGCGGTCAATGATCTTTCCATAAGAACCCTCAGAGTCATCTGGTAGAAGACGGAAGGATACTTCGAACATGGAAGCCTCATCACGCTTAGCTGATACTGTAACATTTTCAATTGACAATGCACGGTAAGCAATGTAAACACGCTCTAGAGCAGAACCAATCTCACAGTCTCCAGTACCTGGACCAACTGCAATGATACCACGCTCTACTGGGCACTCACCAAGATCTCCAGCGGATAGGTTTAGAACCTGTCCTGCAGAAGTTGACTTGTTTCCAGTTAGCTTGTCATCGCCATACGCTAGCGAGATCAAAAGATTCTCTAGTGTAGCCTCAGCGAATGCAGTGTTAAGATTAACCTGCATACCCTGCTTGAATAGCTTTGCAACGTCTAGAAGCTGGTCAACCTGTACTTCACCGAAGTCAGGCTGAAACTGTAGCTCTAGGCCGTTCATTGTGTAGCCAACGTTTGTTACGCCAGCTGTGTCAGACAAAGTTTCACGATAAGATTCTGATTCAACAAGAGTTGGGTAGCTTGTTCCGTCTAGAGTTGTGTCTGCGACGAAGAACGAAGCTGCACCTACGATAATGTTGGTAGAATCACCACGAGTATATGCCATAATTTCACCTCTTTTTCCTAATAGTGTATTAAGTTATAAATGGCGGTTGTTTCCTCAATAACTAATTATATCAGTCTTTTTACTTAAATTGATTTTGTGTATTACCAGCTACGCCCCAGTTTGCGTGGTAGTCATATTCTATAATAAGCTTATTAATAAATACTGTTCTGGCTGAGGCTAGCTCTATAACATCTCTAGTTTCGTCTGCCTGATAAACCCTCATAGAATGAAAGAATACATTTTGAGGAAAGTTCAGGGTAGACTCGTCTCTAATAAAAGTGTTTAAATCTTGGGCTGCGGCATCTTCTCTATCTAAGAGCTGTGATATTAATATGTTTGCATAGTTTACGGTTGCTAGATCTGTGCTGTATAGGTAGTATAATAGTTGCTCTCTTTTTCTAGGATAGAATGAGTTTGGCCTAAACCTAATCAGCCTATCATATTGAATTAGTAGTGGCTGTTCTACTGGAACTGACTGTGTAAGGTTCTTATATATTTCTTCTGTGTTAGTTGGGGTAACTGCAAATATTGGTACAATACCCCCAACTCCTGAGCCTTCAGACATGTTAATGCCTTCGTACTTAGAGAGTTGTTTATAAAGATATTCATTAATCCAGTGTGGAGGGAATGGCAAGTCTGATGCCTTAAAGACTGTATCTGTCATTATTCAACTCCTACCTTTGCGTTGGCAATCCAAGTATACCCTACTTTTTTACCAACCTGACGACCACCCTTGGATCCTACAGCCATATTCTTTTTGTACAGTACTGGCTTTGATATGTAGTCAAATAGTCCAGATGCTTTTAAGAATGCCTGTGTAAAGTAGTTTTTAAAAAAGCTGTCAAACACTCTTTCATACGATCCTTCTACGGCATTGCCACCAGGGTTGTTAATCGTAATTGGTCTAGAAACAAATACTGTTTCTCCACCCTCTTCAAAAACCAAAGCTTTTCTTTTTGGAGATATAGTTACTGCAATTCCATTTTCCATAATTCTTGCTTTGTCATAAAATGGCTCAGTGCTATTCTCAGATACTGTTGTTGATTGTCTAAAAGAAGACTTAAGAGAAAGCCCTGCGTTGCTAACAGTGTACTGCAAGTCAAATAGTCTTCCTGCTGGTGAACCAGTTTGATACCATTCGTATACATGGTGTAGTGCTGCCTGATCTCCCCTAGCCATTGCGTCTATGTATTGGCCAAGAGCTTCAATTGTGCCTTTGCCCAAATTATCAAGCATTACTTTTTTGCCATTTTGAGCACCTTCAAGAAAACCAAAAGAATAGTCTATGATGTTCTGTATAGTCTTTTCAAACGATGCTGAATTAAGATTAACTTTCATTAGTCTCCAACCGCCTGAGATTCGGTCCTTCTCCAAAGCATCTTGTAATACTCAATACTATTAAATGGTCCAGTAAAAGGCTCTAAGGTTCCAATTTCATAGATAGTTCCCTTGTTAGCTCTTGGCCCAGCAGTTTCTTTGTAAACTGTTTGACCATGAGAAAGTCTAATGTTACTAACCAAAATATTAGTTACTGCTTCTTGTGTTTGATTAGATTTTATTCTTAGGTCTGCCCTGCTTCTTACAACAAGTTTGTCTTCATATTGCAAAAACATTTCTGGCTTAATTTGCTCAGAGCCTGCTCCACCTACTGGTGTTGCATTGCAAGAAATTGTACGATCAAATACCCATTCTTTTTTAATTTCTCCAAATGGTCCTTGCGTAATTATTGGATAATAAACATCCGCAAGCATTGGGTAAACAAAGTCTGTGGTATCGTCGCAGCAACCCATTACAGCATTCCTGGCTTTTTTACGTCTGTAATGTATTTGTCTAGAATCTTATCAACTAGAATGTTGCCTGTTCCAGAAAGAGCAGAGGCATCAATCTTAATTTTAAACTGATCTGTTGAGTAGTCTGTGACATATCTCTTAAAGTATTCTAACTTACCACAAGAAAGATCACTAATCAACATTTTAGTGGCATCCTGAATATCATAAGGCACCACCCTATGTCCTGTTTCTAATAGGATTAGATAGTCTGTTCCTTGTGGAAACAATACCCCAGACTTTAGGGCAATTGTGTTTCCACTGTCAGAAGTATCAAACATGCTGATAGAATCTGAAGATGCCATGTTTAGTCCTACAGGCACAGACTCTGCACGATTAAAGTCAGTAATTACATAAGCTGGATCTTTGGTGATTGCAGTTTTGTCTTTAGTGATTACATAGTTCCATTCACCCAAAGCTGGAACTTCTAGCGATGCATCATAAACTAGTTCTGCATTTTCATAGGCTTTTAAGATCTTGTAAGATTTTTCCCAGAGAGGAATATAGTCAGTTCCTTGTCCAACTGTTTCAAGCCACTTAGTTTTAAAGTAAAAACCACCAGTGATTGCATCAATGATTGCTCTTGCAAGTCCTTCATGCTCTTTTGCTGCAGCTATATCTGAAGCAGTTTGTCCAAGTGTATTTGGATCTACATAGGGTCTTTCTATTGTTAGGTTATCTTCCCCAACAATTTCGTCACCAAGTGTAATCTCTAGGTGATAAACATCATCATACTTTCTAAAATCGTAAGGAGTGTCGTCTTCGCCATAGACACCTGTCCAGCCAATTGACAAAACTCCAGCGTTATTTGAAGCAACAGTGTCTTCAAAGACTATGTCATAGTCAGAGTCCTCAATCTTTAAATTGTATTGAGTTGATGGCTCTAGCGTGTAGCTAATAAAGTCGTCATATGGGGCCTGTCTAAGCACATTCATTATTTACTCCTAGTGTAAGCTTTGGCTACCTCTTCTGGCGTTGCTGTACGCACTGCCTTATGAGTTACCCAAAAATCTGATGCTTCTTTGGTTACTATGTTATAACCAACTTTAAGCTCTCCAAGACCATTTTTAAATAGGTTCTTGTTAGAGTATATAGCGACCTTCTCAACAGTGTCTTTACTATCATTAGCCATAATATTCTCCAGTTTTAATTATATCAGAATATAACAAAAGAGGGCAGACTTTCGTCTGCCCCCTGATGTTTGATCAGCTTTAGGAGTCTGATGCAGCGTCTGCGAAAGCCACTGCGTCAAGCTCTTCCCACTGAAGGCCAAAACGAACGAATACTGTGTACTCGATTGTGTCCTTCTTTGGAACGTACTGACGGTTTACGGTGATGTCTCTCTGGAAACCCCATACACGGTTCTGAGGGAATGTAAGGTCTACATAACCTGCAGGGTAGTAAGGTACTTCCTGAACTTCGACACCTAGAACACGTGTTGTACGTGCTCCACCGAATGTCTGTGCTGCGCCGTCAAGGTATGCCTGACGGTTACGCTCAGTGCCTGGACCACGGTCAACGAAAGCCTCAGCAATTGCGTCAGCTAGTGTACCGTTGTTCTTCACGATGCCCTGGAATGCATCTGTACCAGCATAGAACTTTAGGTTGTTCTTTAGCGCACGGTACTTACGTGGCATTGCAAGAATAATATTCTGCATTACGTCTGTAGTCCATGCGTTGTCTGCTACTGTTACAACTGACTCGTGTGCATCTCCATCATTCTTGACCTTGTGAACAAAGCCCTCCATGATAGATGTGAATGCTGTTCCACCAACACCGACACCATTGATAGCTAGATCTTCGATGTCATTTGCAAAAGCAGATGTCATCAAACGAACTAGGTGATCCTCAAGAGCACCACCTTCAATATTGTCTTCTAGTGCCTCAGTTGATACTTCCCAGTCTAGACGAATCTTCTTGGTAGTTAGTTCAACCTTGGTGAATGTAGCACCTGCGTTTGTGAAAGCTGGGTCAGCCTGTGCTGCTGCACGAATGACTCGCTCTCCTACGTTAACCTTCTCAAGCTCAATGGTGTTAGCTCTCATAGTAACTCTACGTCCATCTTTTGCAAGGACTGTACCGTCCCAAACATAGTCAATGAAGCGACGAGCCTGCTCTGGAGCCAGGATACCACCAGGAGTGCCTGTTGGATTTACAGCATTTGGACCATTGATACTTCCAAAGTTTGGAGTAGCAATGTTACCAAGACTAGCTGCTGGAGATAGGTTACCTCCTGGGCCAGTTACTGTTGCGTCACCAACTGCTCCAGATGCGAATGATCCGTCACCGTTGATTTCTGCTTTACCCTGATTCTCTGAACCTGGGTAGTTTTTAATTAGTTCTTGTTCCGACATATATTTCACCTCCTAGTGATATTTTAAAATAAGTCGTTATTAGTGAGGAAACGACCTCCCCATAGGGATTTTTGAACCTTAACTTCAGGTTCCTGTACGATGTCGCCAACATCGCCAGACTTGCGGAAAGCAGTGTCAGCCACTACAGCGTCTACTCTCTTTCCAAATTCATTGAACACGTCTTTGCTTGCAGTTACGTCGTTCTTAACTGCCTCAATAGACTTGCTTAGTTCTGAAATCTGTGCAGCTTGAGCTTTTACAATTTCAGATAGATCGCTAAAGGCTTTTGTAACGGTAGCTGTTAGATCTGCAACTGCAGACTGAACAACTTCGTTTGACTTAGCTACCTCAGTTTTGTCTTCATCATCAGGCATAGCTGACTTGGCCTTAGACATGTCGTCCTCTTCCTTATCTTTGCCGTACGCTTTGTCAGACTTGGACTTATTCATTTCGTCCATGTCATCCTCTTCGTCCTCATCCATATCGTCAGACTTTGCAGCCTTCTCTACGGGTGCCTCTGTTGCTTCTACTGAAGTATCGGCCTCTGGAGCGACCTGTGCTTCTTCAACAGCAGCCTCTGCAGCTACAGCTTCTACTGCAACCTCAACTGCTTCATTTGTTGTTTCATCCATAGGACTTACCTCCTTGTTAATCTCAATTGTATTAATGCCTTTAGCACTATCAACTAAGAACTTTATTACATCAGAATTCTCTGAGTCTGTTTTTTCAACAAACCCAATGTTCTGCATTTCTTTACCAGATGATGGACTCACCGCTGAATCAGCATCTGATAACAAAACTATGTCGTTTTCTGAATCCCAAAAAACATTTTCAATTTCTGTCTTTGCAAGGTAGCCGTCAACTGTTGTTTCTCCGTTTACCTTCTCAATAGAAAAAATATTTGCAAACTGATTTGCTGGATTGTCTACTAGCGACAACTCGTGTAGTTCATATTCCTTGATCATACGGACTGCTTTGTCCATACCCTCGTTGTAAACGTCGTCAAACTTTTTAATGTTACCGCCAATAGAAAAACCTGAGTAAGTTCCATCTAGAACTTTTTCCCAGGCATCTTGTGCACCCTTAGATACATAAGCAGAAACGTAAACACCAGAATAAAATTTCTTTGTTTCTGGATCAAAGTAGCGATCCTCTTTAAATGATACTACCTTTCCTACTGCTGAAGGCTGATGCATTTCACGTAGGTTGCCACGAAAGTTTTTAAAGGCTGTTAGACTAGCTGCAGTGTCTACTACGTCACCCTGCTTGTCTACGTTGTCAAGGGTAGCAAAACCAGAAACGACTCTGCGTTCTTTATCAACTTTTCCAATGGGCATTGACAGGCGGACGTTGTCGCCTTCAGTCACCCAGTGCGCTTTATTAATATTCATATCCCTTTAATTATAGCAAACATTTTATCAGTTTTATAACTTTTTCAAGTATATCACATTATTGGCTTGATCTGCCCTCACCCTGCGGATTTCTGCCAGAAATCGTTGCTGGGCTGTCTGATGAGTTGTTTGTTCTTTCTGCGTCTCGTTGTCTGTTTTGTGCTGTGTTTGCTGAGGCATCTGCAGCCTGTCTAGGGTTAAGCTCCATTGGCTTATCCCCATCCTTACGCTGTGGAAGGTCTAGCAATTCACGAGCCTCGTTAGGGACCATAATTTTATTACGGACATAACGCTCTAGAATCTGAGACTGTGCAATCTCATCTGTTAGAGTTAGCTCGTTAAACCTTAGTTCAAGGATATCTGTCTTTTCTTTAATAATCTTGTTAACCATTTTCTCAAGGTGCTCCTGTGCTGGTCTTGCAACCTGCTCCTTAAAAGTGCGATCCTGAGAAATAGCTGCAGCGATACCTGAGTCTGTACCACCTAGCTTTGAAATTGGGACCTGGTGAGCAATAAGGATATCATCTCTGTTTTGCTTACGATACTCTTTGAACGATCCATCCTGAATACCGTTCTCAATTGGCTCCATATTAAATTCAACTTTGTTGCCATCAGAATCTCCAGGTAGTGGAATGTAAAGTGTTCTGTGTGACTGAGACTTTAGTCCAGTCTGCAAGAAACGGAACATCTTGTCTTCTGCATCTGCAGAAAGCTTTGCACCTTTAAGAGTAATAATGTAGCGTGGCACTGCTTTATTCTGGAAGTAGTCAATGTTGTACTGAGCTGCCAGAGAGTCTCCAACAAGTGAACTTACAGCAGAAAGGATGTCAGGAATACCGTAGAAAGTATTAAGAGGAGAGTAAGACTTGTAGTGAATAAGTTCATTTGGTCTTGGGTCTCCTGTTACTGGGTTTGGATTGTTTGCCCCAAAATTTCTAAAGTAAACAACCTTGTTTCCAATAATCTGAAGGTATCCATCACGAAGTCTGCGAACACGAATAGTAGTTGCTGGAACGTGTCCAACATATCCAATTTCTCCTAGTGCAGTTCTTCCAATTTCAAGATAACCATTTCCTGTTGACTCATAGTCAATCAAAACCTTTTTCATTGTGGTAGTAAAAGAGTCGTCGTCATTCATTGACTCTAGCCAATCAGTTAGCTCAATCTTCATTCTTTCAATTCTTTTACGAGCCTTTTCAACTGCTGTGCTATCTTCTCTAGATTCTAGGTTTAGAGAGGTACGGTCTGTTACGTTAAACGCATAACCTAATCCAACAATGTTAGCAACTTTTGCATCAATAGCTGCGTGGTTTGCAAATGAAGAATCGTAGTAGTTTGCTAGCTCATACATATTGTATGGAGGAGTAATAACATCAAACAATCCGTAGCCGTTTCTGTAAACAGAACCAGGATTAATCTGCTTACTTTCAGAGCCATCTATACCAGTTGATCTTGCAGAAGCAGATGTTAGATACGCTTCTGATGATGGTGCTGCATTATTTGGTGTAGCGTAATCGTACTGAACCTTAACAAGTCTGTCAGTTCTACGCTTAAAGTTTTTCTCTATGCCAGCATAGCTTTTTAACTCGTCCCAGTTTTTAGCAAACGGATCTTGAGCCTTAAACTGATTTACAGGTTCATCCTGTGTATTTAGGGATGCACCAATATAGTATTCGTTCTGTTCCATTAGTCTTCGAACGCAGCCTCTCCATATTTGTCATAGCTTGCCTGAGCATCTTGCCAAGCTCCAGTGTCAGTTAGGGATGGGATGTATCCTTGTTTCATTCTGTCCACTTGCTCTGAGTGCGTCTCGTCAGATACCCTCGTCAATCCAGGGACAAACTTAACTTCTCCGTCGCCTGGATCACCATAATACTTGGCAGCAGAGTAAAGCTCTGCAATCTTTGCTAGGTCACCCTTGGTTGATGGTATGTTTAAAACGTTTCCTTCGCCATCTGTGAAGTACTTTCCGCTTGCCTTTTTGTACACATAAAGACCCCAATCAACGTCTGTTTCAATAACTCGTCTACGGACGTTACTAACTTTTGATAAAATCTCGTTTTCCATAACCACTAGTATACCATATTACACTGGTGTTTGAACAGACTGATTCCAAGTAATATTGTTAAATGATCTAATTAGTTCTGGCCTAATCAAGATTCCTCTAGCCTGGTCATCAATAACTATCCTATCAGAACCAGTGTACTTGGCGTATATTTGCTCAGGGTTAACCTCAAAGGACCTTGCCTGAGAGAACACCTTGACGCTTCTCCAAGTAAATGGTGCTTTGCTTTCGTCAGTAACGACAAGGTCTGAAACCACATATGCCCAGGTACTTGCAGAAACCCTACCACCTGCAGAATATCCTGCCACTCTTGTACCAGCAATCGTAAACGAAGCCTCTGTTGCAGACAGAACTACTGCGTTAGTTACGTTATATTCTTCTGGAATAGCGCCTGTAATTGTAACCAAATCTCCAGGGTTATACTCTACGTTTGCAAAGTAAGTTACCTGAGAGCTGGTGGCTGTTGCATTAGATATTGTTCCAGCCTTTACAGACTTGAGGTCTTCCCAAATTCTGGTTTCAATTGACTCATCTTTTTCTAGGTTTGTTGCTAGGTTGTAGGAAACATTGTTGTACATCAATGGTCCGTTAAGACTGATGGTTCCAGTTCTACTACTAAAGTCTAGAAGATCTGGGAACTCTATGGCTAATACGGTCCACTCTTCTTTTGTTAAGAATGGAGTTACAACTTCTTTTCCATTAATAAAATACTTAAAGTTGTCAACGAGCTGACCAGTTTCTCTGTCAAGTGCCGTCACAAATCCTCTAACCATACTTGAGTCTGCTTGAATGAAAAAGTCATAGATTCCAGAGTTGTGGTCAATTGAGAATATCTTTACTCTTTCCCCTGGAAATTCTTTGTCAGCAAATCTTAGCCACATCTGAATAGAGCTTACCTCAGTATTGAATGCTCTTGCAAGGTTTACTGGAACTGCAATTCCACGGTCAGTTTGAAGCTCAAACTCTCCACGTAGCTTCCATCCAGATTGACGGTTTAGGTATAGGTGGGGGGTGCTCTTTTTATATGTCGCAATAGGGTTCTTACCCTTAAAGTCAAAGTAGATTCCAGACCTGTTATAGTAGTAAACTGGCACACCAAACTTTGATCCAACTGGAGTAAAGGCAGTTCTTTCAAATACCTGAGATGCCAACTGAAGCTCTTTGATTCTAATTGGCTGGTGCAAAATACCCTCTGACTTAAATTCTAGGTGATATACAATTGCTAGGTCATTAAAGTTAACTGGAACTTTTGTTTCGTTATTATTAATAGTCCTGTTAACCACTGTTGGTGGGTATATCAGAGTTCCTGTAGTAAGCTCGTAAGCTGTATTTTCCCAGTTAAACTGTTTACCATCTGGATCAACAATTCCGTTGGCAAGTGGCTTTGCAATGTTTGGGAAGTCTTCTAGGTTTGTGTTAGCACCAGAGTTAATTCTTTGGAATGAGATATAGCTTCTAAGCGTTGACTTCTCAGTGTTAAAGAATATTGTCTTTACGGAGTTTTCGCTCATGTCTTCGTAGTTTTCCCAGTTAGTAAAGAATTTGTTATTCAGGTCTCTGTAAAGAAGGGTTATTGGACTACGATACTCAGCAAACAACTCTCCATATGTCCAGCCTTCTGCTATCTCTTCTACTGTATTTGAGTTTGGCTCAGGAAAGTCTAGGTTAAACTGCAGAACGTCTAGCTCGTAATTCTCATTGCCATCGCTGTCTGTAATAAACTTTGCAAAGTATGATAGTGGCATGTAGTCTTCCCAATACCCCGCAATTGCAATGTCAGCAAAAAAGATGTCATACTTTTGAACAGCTACCAGCGTGTAGTTAGCTGTGTGGTCAAAGATGTCCTCAGCCGTTTCTTCTGACTCGTTAAAGATACCCTGGATATTATAGAAGTTTTTGATCTTTTTATTGTTGTAAGCTGCGTCTAGTCCAAACTTGTAGATTTTTCCAAAGAATTTTGAGTTAGAATCTCCAGCTAGCGATATATCTAGGACTGCTGTGTTTGCAAAAAATCTGTTTATTCCAGCTGTCTGAGTCTTAGATAAGCTAGGGATGTTGATTCCAGCTGTAAACTTTTTGTCTGCCTCAATAGTCTTTGTAGCAAGAATAGTTGTTAGTCCAGATATATTGATTAAATAAGTAAGAGTTGTCCTGTCAATACTTATTAAGAAGTAGTCATTGCTTGCCTTGTTAACAATTTTGATAAGTGGCTTATTCATCTCAGTGCCGTCTGTTTTAAATATGCCATAGACAGTTTCTACAGGATCATTAAGAACGTTTAAAGCCTTAAAGTAGAAGTATTCGTTTTCTGATGGCCCTGTTCCTAGGGTTAAATACTTTCTTCCTAGCTCGTCATCTGGATCTTCAGGATCTTCTTGTATTTCAAAAATTTGATCAAACAAGCTTTGCTTTGTTCTGTTGACTAATTTAAACTCTGGCAAGACATAGTTTGGCAAACCAACAGACTTGCTTTCTGCATCTACGTTACTAAAGAATGCCTGTTTCCAGTTAGCAAAGTCAGGGTAGTTATAGTTGGCTGTGTAGTCAGCAAATGCATAGTCGTTAAAGGCCGTCACAGCGTTAAGGGCGGAGTTTGTCTGCTCTGGTGGTGCAATTGCCTGTCCCCAAACAAAGTGCCTCTTAGCGACCTGTGTGGGCATACTGTATGGGTAAATAGAAAACGAGTCTAGGTCAATAATTGACACATCGTCGTAAGCATAAAACCCTAGCCAGTCTTGACTTTTGCCAGCAACTATGTCTTCTGGGAAGCTTATTTCATTTTGATTTATTTCAAGATTAATAACTTCTTCTCCATTAATAATCAGGATTACAGCATCTTGGGTATATCTAATGTGAACAAGCATAGGTCTGTACCACTCAGCAATAAAGTGTGACCTATAAACGTCTCCAACTTTTAGTGTTAAAAATGCGTCATCAACATAAAGACCGTCAGAGCTACCAATAGGGCCAAAGATTCTTTTGGAGGTAGCAGCTGATGAGTTAATTCTTAGCCACATCTCTACTGTATATGTGTTTTGTTTACCAATCTTGTTTAAAAATCCGTACCCTGGAAAAATTAAAGATGGCAAGTTTTGATTGTTAACAAAGTTAGGAGCTATCTTTGTAACATTTGAAGATCCGTATACAAGAGGCACTCCAAGGTTTGTAGCCACAAGCTCGTAATCTTTAGATAAATAGTAAGCGTTTTCTCCTGCAGCTCCGTATGGAAAGGCTGGGATTGCTTTTATTCCAGATGGCAAAGCAATGTTTGATGGAAGATTGCCTGGTGTAATTCCATAAGAAGTTCTAACAAACTCTTCTGCCCACTGACCAACAGTCAAACCATTTATAAAAAAGTCATACTGCTCTTCTATTCCACCTTTTGTAATGTTTACTTTAATTAAAAATCGTATTTCGTCAACGTCTTCTGGTGGAAGGTCTACTGTCTGAGACACAAATCTCCACTTGTTTGTGTCAACAGCTCTAGTTGGTACAGTCTTTAGTATTTCCACAACCTCTAAAGTTTCTGGATCATCATATTCATAGCCAATAGAAATTGAGTTAGATAGCTCTGACTTCATGTAGATGTGGAAGCCAATTACAAAGTTAGAAAAGCTAGACACAAAGTTTTCACTTATAGGAAACTTACTTCTTAAAATAATGTCTGCAGTATCTGGAAGTGGTGGGGTACCCTCAAGACGTGTGGTTGGAGAGTTTGGAAATGGGGTAGCCTCTAAAGATGTACCAAGTACTGAAGTTGCTTCTGCACCAACTACATCCCACTTTGCAAAAAGATGAATCTTTCTTTCTTCGTCAGAAATATGCGAGATATAGTCAACGTTTTCATTAAGAGTCCAAATAGCAATTGGATGCTCTGAGCTAGCTCTTTCTACATAAGCATTAGATAGGGTAGTGTTAATGGCCATTGTTCTCCTACCCCTATTTTATCATACTAATCTTCTTGTGGTAGGGCAGCTAACTCATCTTGATGAATTTTGATTGCTGTTTCTAAAACACTTAGAGACTTTCTAATTGTTTCAACTTGTTCTTCAGATCCAATTATTTCTGCTGTCTTTAGATTAAGCTGATACTGATATGCATCAGAACCAAACTGTGCAAGTCTTTTTTCAATAATCTGACGCTTTTCACTAGGCGACAAAATTGAGTCAAAATCAACTGACATATATTACTCCTCTGTTTAAGAAAAGTATATCATAATCCCTGAAAGTAAGCAAGCATTAAGCCTGAGCTTCAGCCCATGATAGCTTAGCAGCTGTCAGGGTGTCGTTACCAGTTAGACGTGATACCGCAATTGTTAGAATGTCTGGGCCATCTGGGAAGATTGAGTCTCCACCAAGAATAGAGTTTGACAACTCAAACAGTGTTGAAACGTTTACAGATGTTGTGTCTTCAGTATTGTTTGCTCCACCAGCTGCACGGAAGTTATATACCTGAACTCCACCAGAAACTGTGTCTGCAGAGGTATGCTCAACAATCTGAGTAAGAGATGGATTGTCTACACCAGTAAAGTTTAGGTTATTTAGTCTTCCGTTTAGTAGCACCTTTACGTCAACAAGCTGATTGGTTGAAACACCAATTTCTTGTAGTCGTAGCTGCATTCGGTTAATGATATCTCTATCTCCAAGCTTACCAGTCAAACCTTCAGAAACTGATGGACTCAAACGAAGTGAAATCAGTGGCTGATAATTTGGACCAGAGGTGTTATTTAAAGAACCGTCTGGGTAGAGGAAGTAGGTGTACTGAGTATTTCCACGAGAAGTAAAGTTTAGTACTTCAGATACTGCCAAAGTAGTAGATACCGTAGAATTAACAGTTTGAGCAGTTCCAGAAACTGGGTAAGTAAAGGTGGTAGCATTTACAACCGTTACTGGTCCAACATAGTTTGGAATGTTAGCTACTCCAGAGTTGTAAACTCCAACATAATTATTCCCTGTGGCTGGTATATTGTGAGCTTGATCTTCTACAACAGTAACTGTGTTACCTGTACGAGAAACAGTAGCACCAATGCTAATTGTTGCATTTAGCGGAGTTAGGTGAATTAGGTTTGGGGAATTGACAAACGCTCTATACTTAGCACTATTTGTCAAGTTAGCACGAGTATTACTTCCAATTACTTGGGTAGCAGGGTGTTGTGAATTAGCACCTGGCAAACCATTCGTAGCCAAAGACTGGAACTGTAAAATATCTCCAGTACGGAAACCGTGTGTTTGTACTGTAAATAGATCAGTGTCTATGTTAATTCCAGTAGAAGCAAACGACTTTGCAGTTGTTCCTGGAACGTTTAGAGTCTGGCTATTTGCGGTAAACAAGTAAGCGTTGTCATCATCAAAACGACCATCCATAATTACAGAAGTACCCCAGTGGAATAGCGTTGGGATGTATGTTGGGTTGTCGTATGTAACAACTTCATAACGAGCTGGCAAGTTTCCAGAACGGAAGTATGACTCAAACAATTGATTATTGTGGATAAACTCGTGTAGATATTTAACCTGTCCATTTGCAGTTTTAAATCCAAAACGAATCTTACCAGCACCATACCAGGAGTAGTCAATGTAGGCCATCTGAATCTTAGATAGATCTAGGTTGTATCCAGTAGGACCATTGCCATCAGCCTTGTCTATACTCCACTCTTCTTGAGGAACTCTTGTATCTACTGTCTTAGTAATAATAATTCCAGATTTTGCAGGAGCAAATGAGTGAACAGCTGTAGTTCCAACGCTTGACAAGTCTACGTTTGTTTCAGCGTCAGGGGTAGCTAGTAGCTTAAAGTTATTGTTATCAATAAGGTCTACGTAGTAAGTGCGTCCATTAACCAAGCCACCAATTGCTTCTCCATCAATAGAGTTGTAAACTAGTGGTAGTTTGTCATTAAATCCGTGGTTAACAAAGTTAAACGTATCGCTATCTAATCTAACTACGCCAGTTGTGCCGTTTCCAGGATTAAATTCTTTTTCGACTCCTGAAGAACCTTTGTATTCTGGTCTAATTGATAGACGAGTGTCAGACTCAATTTCAACAACCCTATAAGACTGACCACGCATTACGATCATGTTTCCAACCTCAAGCTGTGCAGTAAATTTGGTATTAGTTCCAAATACTAGCTCTGAGCCCTGTAGGGATGCTGCAGTGCCAGCAATCTGCTGAGTAGAAGAACGTCTTACGGCATAAAGCTTTTGTCCATCAAATTCAAAGAATGCTCCGTTTTGAGAATCAAACATTCCAGTACGAACTGCACCATTTGTCCAGCCTTCAACATAGAACTGTGGAAATCCGTAAGAAGAGCTTTCGTTTCCAGTTGGAACTGTGATAGGTGAGGTTATTCTAAAGGAAGTTGGAGTATCTACAATGACTTGGAATCTTCCGTTGTAAATTGAACTTCTAGATCCAGTTGAAGTTTCTGCTTGATCAACAACAACAAACAAACCATCAATTAGTCCGTGAGGTCTGCGAGTCCTACATAGAATTTGCGTAGAGCTAAACCTTGTCATTGACTCTAGGTCAATAGATGGCTTGAAGTTAATACCACAAGAAGTCTGTAGACCCTTACCTGACTGGTAGCGGAAGTACTTACGAGTTTGACGAATAATTTGAGCCAAAGAAGTACCTGAACCAGCAGACATTTCAACACCACCATCAAATGGACGATGCAAAGAATATCCTTGAGGACGTACATAAATAAATGTTGGGTATGAGTAAGAAACTCCGCTGTATCCACTAGCATAAGGACGATCCACAGTAATCTGGGTATCTGAACCAATTGCTGTAATTCTACGAATAATCGGACCAACAGGAATTGTTTCAGTAAGTGTAAAACCTGTTCCTACACCTTGTGAACTAAACACAATAGGACTGATATTGTTTATAGCATCTGAACGTGAGCTGTGAAGAGTAATCTGAGTTCCAGAAATAACTCTTACAAAGTAGTAGTAATTGGTAATCAATGGAGTTGGAGAAGTTCCTCCACCATTTTCAAATACTGCAGTGTCTCCAGTAGTAAAGCTGTGAGCTTTTGTAATTACGTTATTTGAAGTGTTGATATCTGCAGCTGCAAATGTAATTGATGTAGTAGTGCTTGGTGGGAACAGACGGAATCTATCTCCTACCTTTAGAACCTTGGCAAAAGATGTTCCTGAACCATTTACAAGAACAGATCCTGCAGCTACTGAAACAGTTCCAGTTCCAGTAATGTCACCATTAATTTGTGCAGTTGTAAGTGTGTGAGCAATACCAGTTCCAAAGTTTGTTATGTCAATAGTAATACCAGCATTAGAGTCTTCTAGGGTTTCTGATAACCTTATATAATCTCTGTTTAGTGCTACTACGTAATAATCGGTTGCATCAGTCATACCGCCAATTTCTGTGGCAGCTGTACCAATGCTGTAGGTTACCTTTGTTCCAGTTAGGAATCCGTGAGAATTAATCTTAAAAGCATTTAGGTTAAGGTCAAGTGTTGATCTTGGGTTAAATGTTTTAACAATTAGTGGAACCTGACCCTTAGCGGTAACGTTAAAAGTTTTTTCTGTTGGCGTTCCAGTAATTTCATAAATTCCGTCTGGAGTTCTAGAAAGTGACTTTAGTGAATGAACTCCAACTCCAGATGGACTTTCTATTAAGTCTACAACTAGAGGCGTTGGTGCATTAGCAACACCACCAACAAAAGTTGCAGCAGCTTCTGCATTTTCTGGAGTAGTTGAAAGCTTAATGTTATCTTTGTCAACTCTAACAATGTAGTAAGGAGTTGAAGTGGTTAGTCCATTAACAACTGTCTGACCACGTGAGTCATATTCTACAAGCTCGCCCTGTTCAAATCCATGGTTAGGAATTGAGATAGTGTTTGTAGTGAAGTTTAGCGAGGTAACTGTAAGCGTGTGAGTTCCAGTTCCAGCACTAGTAATGTTTACAAAATTAGTTAGTGATGGGCTAACAGAAAGTCTTATTAGACTTGCATCAACAGCAATTACAAAGTACGTTGCGTTATTTGTTAGTCCACCAATAAGGTTTCCTGAACCATTGCTGTACCTAATTGCCTGGCCGCTAATAAGTCCATGGTTTGGAACATATAGAGTATCATCTTCTGTGTTTACTGTAAGGAAAATAAAGCTGTGTGCTGTTCCAGTTCCTGCAGAAGTAAGGTTGATAACATTGGGGGCAGTTAGAGTATTTTTTATTCTAATGGTATTTGCATTAAGAACTTGTGCAACATAAACAGTCTGGTTTTCAACCAGTCCTCCAATTGGAGTGCCACCTCCTGCAGAGTATCTTAGTGGCTGATTTACCAAGAAACCGTGTTCGCTAATTGTAAGGGTGTCTGTTTCTGTGTTAACTACTACACGAGAAATTCTGTTTTCTGCATTACGTGATGACGGAGTAGTAAGATTTATAGTAGACAATGTTGGAAGAGGAGTGCTACTTATCTTATAAGAAAAATCATTAATTCTATCTACATAGTAAATGCTTCCACTTGTAAGTCCTGCTGGAGCTGTTCCAACAAATGTTGGAGAAATTGTTTCTCCATTTGACAATCCATGAGCGGTAGAACTATGAATTTGATCACTATCGCTATCAAAATTAATAGGAACAATTGCATGGTATGAGTTTCCAGCTGGCTCAACTTCAATTTTATTTGTTCCTGCATTAGCATCTGCCGCAGTTGGATAAAATTCATTACCAGTTGTAAAAGATGATACAAGAGTTACTTGTACAGAGCCATTTCCAGTATTAAACGAATCAAGATTTGTTATGGCAACACCATTAAATGCAGAAACTCCATCAAAAAGTCCAGTTGAGGTTCCTACGTTTGTTGCAGAGTTTACAATAAAAGAACCTCCACCACCACCAGAATGACCAGTTACAAGCGATCTTGCTCCTCCACCACCAGAAAAACCACCACCACCACCTGCTTGACCAGTAAGGTTTTGTTCTGAAGATCCACCTCCACCAAATCCACCATATCCTCCACCTCTGGAGTTTACTGGCATGGTTAATCCATCAGTAAATGATCCTCCACCAAAATCTCCATTTTGACTATTTTCTCCACGAGAACTAAAGCCTCCACCTGCAGCAGAACGACCACCTGTAGACAAACCACCAAAACCAATTGGTGCTCCTGCAGTAGCTCCTGATGTAGAAGTGCCTCCAAGCTGAGTCAAAGACCCATTTCTACCAGCTCCAGCTCCAGCTTCTGCGGTTCCTCCACCTGCCACAAATAATGGTTGATTGTTAGACTTACGAACAACAAAGGTTCCACCACCAGAACCACCATACAAGGTTCCTGATCTTGGAGCTTCTCCACGCTGTCCTACTGCAATAGTTATGGTTTCACCCTTAGTTAGTGCGACTCTACCACGAACAATAGCTCCTAAACCTGCACCACCCGCACCAGTTCCATCAAAACCAGAAGCACCTGCAACGTTAAATTGATAAATACCAGAAACTGGTACTGTCCAGTCCTGATAGCCTTGCCAAGAACCCTGACGCAAATATTGTCCATGCCAGCTGGTAGTGTAGGCAGCTTGAATTTGAGCTGATGTTGGTCCTACCCTGCCAGTTTGTCCACAAGATGTAAAGGTGTGAGTGTCTGATGTCATTGTGTATAGTGCTTGAATTCCAGAGAATGTATCTGTTACGTTTTTCAAAAAGTATGTGCTGCCACTTGTAAGGCCAGTTAAAGGTGTACCTGCAGTGTAGTATTTTACTGCCTGATTAGAAGCAGTTGATGAGTTAACCTGAAGAATATTATTAAACAGAACTGGAGTATTTATCAAAACAGTACCATTAACTGATCCAGTAATGTCTAGTGGATCTCCTTCGCTATCAACAAGATTTAAAACCTGTGGTCCATTGCGCTCTACATAAAACAAAGAGTTGTTGTCAAGTCCGTCTATAGACCCAGAGCCATCATTGTAGACATAAGCACTTCCATTAACAAGTGATGCTGGAATGTTTGAGTCTTTAAAGTAAACAAAGTTTTCGTCTGAATTAACGTTTACTTTTCTAAAAGAATGTGTACCTGCTGCTCCAGCAGAAATAATGTCTATAGTCAACTTCTAACCTCCAGATTAGCTTTGTATAATTGTATCATGCTATCCAGCCAATCTAACAGGATACCTAAGAACAACAATTCCAGAACCACCAACGCCACCAAGATCTCTTCGTCCTACAACGTCTCTACTGCTATCAGTTGCGTAAGCTCCACCACCGCCACCGCCTGTGTTTGCTCCAGCATTTCCACCTCTACGTCCAACGCCACTTCCTGATCCACCAGGCTGTCCAGCATTAATTCCTGAAGCACCTGCTGCTCCTGGATTGCCGCTAGCCCATGTGTGGCCTCCTCCAGCACCACCAAGTCCACCATTACCACCAGGACAACTAGTGATAGTAGAACCACCGCCGCCGCCGCCAAAGTAGTAAAGTGTTCCAAGAATATTGCTTGGCCTTCCATCTCCACCATTTGCACGTGGAGCTGAAGCTGAGTTAACATCTGATCCTGGTGATCCTGCATTAAGCGCACCACCTCCACCACCAGTGTTGTGTGAGTTAGCATTGTCTGTTGTAAAGCGAATACCTGAACCACCAGGATTTCCTTGACCTGGAGTTGCGGCTGCTGCATTTACACGAATTCGGTCTCCACCAGAAACTGCGTTGCTACCCAAAGATCCTGCACCACCAGAAGAAGCACCAGTATTACCAATTGACCAAACACTTAGCGATCCGCTATCCCAGCCACCTCCATAGCCACCTCCAAGTGCTGTAGCTACGTTAGGAATTATAGAGTTTCCTCCATTTTGATAAATTCCTCCTCCGTCACCAACAGTAATATTTGTTGATCCAATAGTTGGAGTATAGCTTCCTTCAAGGAATCCACCTCCACCTCCACCGCCGCCAACGTGGGTTGCACCACCACCGCCACCACCAACGACTAAGTAACTAATAGATGCAAAGTCTGGAGATTCAATTGATGAAATAGTAAAGTTGCTTACTCCTGTAGAGTAGAATGCATGAACCTTATACACCACACCTTGTTCTGTAACCTCTGTAACGGTTCCTCCAGTAGCAGTAATTCCTGCAATGTTAACGCCTGTCAAAGGATAGCGAATAATTACAATTCCAGAGCCACCATTGCCACCAAATCCACGAGCCCAGGCTCCACCTCCACCGCCACCGCCTGTGTTTGCACCAGCGTCTGCTCCAGAGTTAGTTGTTGGCTGATTGCTTGATCCATACAAGAATCCATTTTGACCAGGATTACGACCCTGCAAGCCTCCAAGACCTACTGTACCTGAGTTTGCGTCTCCGCCACCGCCACCGCCGATGCCACCATTACCTGCACCATTACCGCTTAGGTGACCTGCGCCACCGCCTCCACCTCCGTAAAAGAATAGGGTTCCGTCAATTCTACTTCCAATGCCTGGACCACCTGCTCCACCTCGAACATTGTTATTTACTGGTGTTTGTCCTGGACCAGCAGCGCCACCGCCACCACCGCCTGGCCAGTTATCTCCACAACTATTTGTTCCACTTCCCCCAGGATTACCATAACCACCAGATGAAGAAGTAGGTTGCTGTGCAGCACCGCCAGCACCACCGCCAGGGCCACAGCCACCTCCACCACCAGAGCCACCAGCTAAACCAAAACCTCTAACCTCTCTATGGCTTCCTGCACCTCCACCACCGATGGCGGTAAGTCCAAATGCAGAAGAGTTTCCACCATTTGCAGAAGGATTTGTAGCATTATTTGTAAAAATACCTTCACCAGATTCTGGGGATATACCTCCAGCACCAACAACGATTGAATATGTTTGTGCTGTAACAACTGGCTTAGGAGTCAAAGGGTTTGTAGTTGTGTCAATAACACCGCCACCTCCACCACCACCACTTAGACCGTGCGCACCAGAACCGCCTCCAGCAACAATCAAAACATCTACAAGTCCGTCCCCTCCAGGACTTGTAACCACAAAGTTAGATGTTCCAGTTGTTGTAAACGTGTGAGCTCTCCAGGTTCTTCCATCTGCTGTAAAGTCAGTAACTGTTCCACCTGTTGCAATGATTGGCTTAAAGCCTACGTCATTATTTAACTTATAGTTGTGCGCATCGTATGCTGTATCTACGAAATAGAATTTTTGATTAAAGTCTGAAGTAAAGTTTCCATTTGCTGGGAATGTGTACTCAATCATATCATCTTCTTGAAAATTAGAGTTTTTAATATGAATGATATCTTTAGTTAAAGAAACTCCAATAGACTGCAAAGTTTGAGTTCCAGTTCCACCAGAAAGAGATATTGGAGATGAAGCTGAGCCAGGAAGATTACTAATTTGAACCTGATATGATCCTGGAGAACCAGTTATGCTATGAATAAAGTATGTCTCTCCTTTATTCAAAGGACTTGCTCCAGCTCCAGTTGAGTCATATCTAACCATAGAACCAACATAGTAGTCAAGAACTACGTTACCTGCTGTGCTTACGTTGATAGTTGAACCACTAAAGGATGTGATAGTTGCAAGACCATTAGTCTGAGTAATGCTTCCTGATTCCCCAGAAAAACCCTGATTTCCTCCATCGAAAATGAAGCTAGGGCCTATTTGAACGTCAAGAACAGTTTGAGTTAGTGGATTAATGTTGTTGCCAGCAAAAGTTCTTGCTTGGTTTGCTCTTTGAAATGTTCCAGAAAGAGAGGTAGTAAAAAGAACTGGTTCACCATCTGGAACTAGGGATACTTGAAATGTTGATGTAGAAGTTCCAAGACTTGTTGTTGTTTTTAAGAATACGACTCCACGTGGATTTGTATTAAAATATCCACTTGTAGCAGAAACATTGTAATAAAGCGGAGTTCCTAGTGGAAGGTTGGCAAAATTTTCAGTAGTGTGGCTAACAGTAATTCTACTGTTTGCTATGTCTGTTGAAGTAATGTTGCTTACAGTACCGCCTTCAACTGCGCTGTTTGACCAGTCAATATTGAAGGATGAAAGAGTGTTAGAGCCATCAAATGTCTGAGCAGTTGCAGAGTTGGATGCATCAAAAGTTTTAGACGCTGTATTAGCAGCTTGGAACTCTTGCGCAACTGTAGAGTTTAGGTTTAGGAAATAAAATGGAGTGTTCTCTCCAAATCCGTGTGTAGAGTTTGTGGTTACTGTAAGTTGTGATGTTCCTGCTGCGTCAGTAATAATACCTTCGCTATCAGAAACTCTTAGCTGAGATCCCTGAAAAAATTCTCCAGTAATAATTGAAGAGTAGAGGTCAAGAATAGATGCGGTTTCGTCCTGGTCATCTTTACATAAGTAAGTAAAAGTTTTGGTATCTGGAATAGAGTTAATGATGTATGAGCCATCAGCAGTGATTGACTTAGTTCCAGTTACGTTGATTGGAATACCTACTGCCAGTCCGTGGTCAAGCTCAGTTCTAACAATGATTTCACGAGTACCAGCATTGGTAATAATTGAAGAAATACCGTCAATAGTTGTATCACCAGACTTAGAAAAGAATGATGGGGTGTTGTTAATAAGCTCGACGGTCTCCCACTTGGTTGGCTGTAGACCATACTCGAAGTCTGTATCGATTAGGTTTTCTGGCTGAGAGATTCTAAATTTGGATACTGGGTCAATTAGTTCACTTGGAAACTCATAATTGCCTGCTCCACCAGTTGGAGGAAAACTGTTAATTCCCATTACGATATCTCAATTCCACTAATGTGATACTTTACAGTGGTTGCGCTTGCAAACCCTGTAATTTTTTTCATTGTTCCAGAAGCATCTAGAACCTGCTTTAGATCTACTGAAACGGTACTATTGCCTTCAATTGGAGTGCTGTTAAAAAGTTCAACACCATCGAGAAGTAGGGTAAAGGTTCTAGCGTTGTTTGTTGTATTTGTTACGACAATGTTAGTAACAATAGAAGTTGTAGTTGATGTTGGAACGATGTAAATGTCTGCAATGCTAGTTGCAAAAGAACCACGTGCCATTGCTTTTGTTAAAGTAGCCATTTACTCTCTTTCTCTATCAATTATTATACCATACAGTTTTCTCATTAATATGCTCCCATAATTACCATATTTAAGTCTGGAATGTTTCCAGAAGATTCTCTGTTTTCCCACTGATTTGTATCACCGTTGTAAACTAGTAGTGATCCCTCAGTTGGTGTTCCAGTTATTGTTACGTCTTGAAAGTCATCAAGAGTAGCAGTTCCAAGGTCTCCTGGAGGTCCTTGAATACCCTGTGGAAGTGCAAAATTTATAATTTGATTAGGAGCGCTGCCTTCTATTGTTACTTCTGGATCTTCTTCTGGCCCTACAGCTGTCACGTCGCCAACAGTAAGAGTGTTTGGAGGACCAATAAGTCCTTCTGGAATTACAAAATTAATAGTTTGGTCTGGAGCATCTCCAGTAATTTCAACTTCAGCTGGTGTGCCTGGACCTCCAGTTACTACAGTTCCAACACTCAAACTGCTTGGTGGTCCTGTTGGCCCTTCAATGCCAACGTCTACCCAGTCTGAGCCATTCCAGTAAAATACTCTATCTGGGTCGTAAGTTGTGTCTATCCACAAAGTTCCAATCTGAGGAGATGCTGGCTCTTGACCAACAACCACGTCAGTATTTCCAGTTGTATCATAAACACCATTTACAAAAAATGTAACATTTCCTGACTCGCTTTTTACGTAAACCTTGTCATTAACATTTGCTGCAGTTTTAAATGTTTCAAAAGTGTTTCTACTTGTAAGGGGAATTTGATTTCCAAAGTAAATCCATTCGTCAGGAAAATCCTCTTTTGTATTTGGAACAATGTATGCTGTAACTTTGGTTGCCCCAGAAAGATTGACGGCAACTACAGAAATTAAAGAGCTTCTTTCTACAGTATCTAAAAGAAAGTCTACATTGGCTTCTGGTTTACCAGATCCAAATCTTGCTACTGCCATTAGCTATCCCCCACAACATTTTCGTAAGTGCTAAAAGCATTTCCTCCGTCAACAGAGTTATATCCAGTTGATGGTAGAATACCTTGCCAACCTTCATCCTCTACGTACATATTAAAAGTTCCAGCTGTGGTGTCAAAGAACAAGTCTCCTGGTGTTGGGTTTGGTGGACGATCGCTAGAGGTTCCATTAGTGTATCTTAACTCTACGATTGGCTGTGGAATCCCCTCAGCAAAAAACGAAACATCTTCAATACTTGTCTTCACCCATAGCTCATCAAGAGTATTAAGTGCAAACCTATTTGTCTCAAGAGTATTAAATGGCTTTAGTGGAAAGTTATAAACGATATAAGCATTCTGTAGCTCAGATCCTCCTGGCTGCTTTGCATAAATAGTTAGGTTGGCAGTTTCAGTTTGGCTAAGGTTTGTAGCAATAACTGATGCAAAGTATGGCATGTTGACATCTGACAACAGGGTGTCTTCATTTGCCTGTGGCCTTGCAACTCCCAGTCTTTTTATGCTCATTTGTTACGCCTGTGCCTCTGACCATCCCAGGCGACCAAGCACATCAATTGCGGAACTAGATACGTTTGTAACAACAATAGTCAAAACGTCTGGTCCATCTGGATAGATGTTTGTGCTTGTTGTGGATCCGCCTCCTCCAAGGATTGAGTTTCCCAAATCTCTTACGGTATTAAGATCAATAGATCCTGTTCCCTCGACATAAAAACCACCAGTAGCTTCTCCACCCAAAACAATTGTTGGTGTGGCAGAACCCTGATAGTCAGCTACCTGAGCCAAAGATGAGTTTGTCAAAACTGGAGAGTTTCTAACTGCGTTTGTCCAGTTAGTAGAACCAGTTGGGACTCCATTAAGAATAGCTGTTACCAACATATTGGAAGTTGCAGTTCTTGTTGTAACACCAAGAGTTCTAAGAGTTAGCTGCATTCTATTAATAAGCTCTCTTTGTCCAAACAAAGCAGCAATACCATTGTCAACTGATGGAGCTACACGAATAGAGAACAGGGCTCTAACGTTACCGCCAGTAAATACAACAGATTGGTTTGTAAGGTTTTGCGTTAGTGGCAAAGATATTTCTAGAGTGTTTGCACCTGAGTTGATGGCAACAATAGTTGAACCATTTTGAAAACCAGCAGTCTGATCATTTATGACCATTCCAATTCTGTAGTTTGTAGTTGAAGAAACAAATAAAATTCTTGAACCACTAGTTCCAGTAATTGTTTGGGTTACGGTTGAGGAAGCTGGGATATTAAGGAAATTAGTCTGACCAAATGTAAATAGCAAAGATTTATCATCATCAAACCTTCCATCCATAATAACAGAAGTTCCCCAGTGAGATATTGCAGAAGAGTATGTTGGATAAGCTAGCTCAACTGATACAGGTGAAGTTGCAACATAGGTAAACTGTCTTGCAGTTGCTCCTGACATTGGAACAAAGATTACTGATGTTGGGTTAGCAGATAATGCAGCAAAGTTAAGCTTAATAGTATTTCCATTAATTTCTGCTACATAAGTATTGTCTGGGAAAGCTGCGCTAATTACTCTCTGTCCAACCTGTATTCCAGATATGGTAGCCACAGTTCCTGTATTGCTTCCTGCTGCAATTGTAACATTTACGGTTGCCCCGTTTTTTTCACGAGTAACTCCTGTAAATGTGGTAGCAGTCTTTCCAGTGTAGTTTACGTATTCGTACTCAGCTCCTCCTCTAATTAGGAGAGTTCCACTAGCTGGAAATTCTGAAGTGCTCTTTACGTTAATTACGTTGTCTGCAATTTGAATAGTACTTGTTATGCTGCTTACTGGTGCAAAGGTGGATGATTCATACCTACCTGGCAAGTTTCCAGAACGCATATAGGCTTCAGAGTTTGTGTTGTTGTTTAGTAGGCTGTGAACATAGAAGATTGTTCCGTCAATTCCTCTGAGTCCCCAGCGTACAAATCCAGCACCATACCAAGAGTAATCAATGTAGAACATTTGCATCTTGGTTAGGTCAAGCGTAAATCCAGATGGACCATTGCCATCCATAGTGTCAAGGTTCCACTCAGACTGAGGGAACTTCTCGTCAATAGTTTTTGCAACCTGAACAAACTGTGCGCTTGCTCCACGATATGATGGAGAAATAGTCAAAGACGTGTCGCTACCAATTGTCTCAACACGATAGCTCTGTCCACGAATAACAATAAAATCTCCAGGATCTAGCTGATTGCTAAAGTTTGTTCCAAATGTTGCGTTGCTCTGAACTACGGTATTTGATCCCTGTACTACAGAAACCTTTCCAGAAATCTGGAATGTAGAGCTTCTCTTTACGGCGTAAAGCTGCTGACCATCAAACTCAAAGAAGATACCATTCTGAGAATCAAATAGTCCTAGCTTGTTTGAACATCCAAACCAATTCTCAACAACTACATAGTACATTCCAGAAGCTTTTGGTGGTGGTGGTGTAGCAGTCTCATAAGTAAAGGTATCGTATCCTGTAATTGTTACTACAGAGAATGTTCCGTTGTATGCTGCTTCATTTGCCCCGAAAATTTTGACGGTAGTTCCAGGCTGAATATTGTGCTGATCTTTTGTCTGAACTGTAACTAGATTACCTACAGCAGTCAAAGACTCAATTGCAAGGTTTGGCTTTAGTGTTGTACCAGATGAAATCTGCAAACCCTTACCAGACTGATATCTAAAGTAGCGTCTAGTCTGACGAATAGCCTGTTGGTTGTTAGAAGAAGAGTTGGCACTAAAAATAATTCCACCATCAAATGGTCTGTGCAAGAACTGTGCCTGTGGTCTTACAAAAAGATTACCGCCAGAAAGAGTTCCAGTTGGAACGTTGTTGGCGTAATACCTAAACATAGTTGAGCTAAGGATTGAAGCTACAAAGAATGATCCGTTAGGTGCGTTAGTTCCAGTAGTCAAGATTCCAGACATTGCAATTTCATTACCAAGAGCTAGACCGTGTGGAACAGTTGTCTCTACAGTGATTAGTCTGCCAGTGTAGGTGATTGTTGCTTCCCCACCAATTCTTGCGCTTGAGTATCTTGTGCCTAGATACAAGGCTGTTTTGTTGCTGTCAAAGATTGCTGTAAGTGTTGCACTTGCATTTCTTGCTTTACCAGAATAAGTAAATGTTGTTGCAGTTGGAATTGACTCAACAATAAAGTTTCCATTTGCTATAGACAAAAATGTGTCCTGAACTACAACCTCGTCGCCAACTCTAACTCCATGTGCGATTGTTGTTGTAACAGTTACAGTCTTTGAGTTAGTTGGCATTGCAACTGCAGAAACGTTAGGGATAGTGTTAGAGGAAGAAAAGGAGAATGGCCTATTGTTAATCATTTCTAGGTTTTCCCACTTAGAAGTCTGACCACCATACTCAAAGTCAGTATCAATGAGTGCTTGGGCTTCAGAAACCCTAAGCTTACCTACTGGGTCAAAGTACCCATTGCTTAGAATTGTCTCTGGCTCTGGTCTTAAATATCCTGGCATTTACACTTCCTTTTAAAAACTAATTATATCACAGTTAGACACCTAGGAACCACATGGTAGAAAGTGACCCAGAACCAGATCCTGATCCACCTGAGCCTCCACCTGTGACTTCTAGCTCTATCTGTCTTGACTCTGTGTTGTATGCTGCAATGATTCCAATGTGGTCTGGATGCTCTAGCATTTCCGCAACACGGTCTTTTACAAAATCAACATCTAAAATAAAGTTTAGCTTTGAGATTGGGTCGTCTTGGTAGGTTATAGATATTCCAGTTTCTGTATTGCCACTAACCATTGCTCCAATAACATCTTCAACTAGGCCGTCAAACCTAGTATCTACTGCGTTTGCTAAAAGAGATATGTCACCAGATACGTCTACTGGATCTTCCGATAATGGGAAAGGTAGCTGATAATTGGGAGTTCTTCCAGACGATGCCATAGTAGTTTAATTATATCACAAAGGGATTGAAATCTATTAAAAATTATGCTATAATTTATAGAACACTCTCCCAAGGAGTGTTTTTCCGTTAAGGACGATAATGATGAAACAGAGTAACAACAAAGTGGGAATCGTGACAATACAAGACAAATATTTTTTAGCTATTTACTAATAAAAATATTGTCGCCAAGACCGTGACAGGGTTGTAACAACAAAAAGAATAAAAAGGAGGTAGCAAAATGAATAAAAAATTTGCTGCAATTGGAACAATAGCACTACTGACTACAAGCTCTGGAGCTGCATTTGCCCAGATGACTGAAATATCTAGTTCAAATACTGAACAGGTAATAACGCAAGTAACGAAACCAACCCCAATAATCAATTCTCAGGTAACAAAAGAAGTTATCATTTCAGGACCAGTAAAAGCTGTAAGTCTAGAGGCTGGACCAGTACTTACTTCAGACCCCCCACTTCTTGGCTCTGTTGACTGGATGGCTCAGGAAAAGGCTGCCAAAGAAAAGATTAAGACTGATGCCCAAAAAGTTCAGGATGAGCTAGAGGCAGAAATTGCTAGGCTAGAAAAGATTGCTAGCGATACCAAGAAACTAAATGAAACTCTAATCTTAGTCAAAAAACAAATTGGAAAGACTCCTTGGGTCTTTTCTGGATCTACCACATCTGCCTGGGACTGCTCAGGAATGGTTCGTTGGACATATGCTCACCTTGGCATTGACCTGGAGCACAGTGCCTCAAAGCAAAGACTTTCAGGAGAGTTCGTAGACAAGCCTAAGATTGGTGACCTTGTATCCTTTAACCACAGAAGCTATGGAAGTGCCTACCACATAGGCATCTACGTAGGTCCTGATGAAATGATTCACGCTGGTGGAAAGCCAGGGGACAGGACTGAAATCCGTTCTATTAAAGGCTGGGCAAAAGACAATGGAAACAGCCAGATTACATATACAAGAATTATTGAGACTAATAACTAAGTATTGACTTTAAACGTAAAATAATATAGAATAGTAAGTAACAATAACAAAAGGAAAAAATGAAAAACGTATATAAGAGCATTGTCGTAGCTGTTGTCTTTGGAAACATTATTTCGTTTTCAGCAGTAGCTTTTACATTCCCTTGGAGCACTTATCTTATTGATCCAACACCATATTACATTGTTGAGTCAGGTGCTCTTGGGTTTTTAATTGCAGCCTGTATCTTTGCTTATGAATGGGTAAGATATGCAGAGAAGCCAAGCTTCTTGAAAATTAGAAGATCTAAACCTAAAAAGTAATTACCATTTGCCAACTGGGCACTCAGCCAGTTTTAGTTTTGTCTTGAGGTGCATTAAGCATCCACACTTCTGACACTGATTAGTTGCTTTGATTAAGAAGGGGCACTGCTTACAGATATCAAATCTTGCAGCTGCCTCTTCTTTTTCTACATACTCAGTTTTAGGGTTAAGCATATCCCAAGGTCTAGTTTTACCTAAGTTTTTTTTCCATTGTTGATATGGTGTTAGTTTTTCACTCATCGTCTACCTCGGAATCTGGGGGCGTAAAAGAGTTTCCATCATAAGTCCAACCAAAATCAATCTCTTCATGATCTTCTTCTGTAATATCTACAACAGTAGGTCCAGACTGCAGCCCATAAATTAGGGCAGCCATATGAGGATTTGCATAGTCCTCATCAATATACCATTTATGAAAAACGTCACCATCTGATATAAGGGCAAAAACCCTTCTTGGCTTTTGATTGTCAATTTCGTCAAACTCTACCTCATCCATATAAAAATTATATCATAAAATAAGGTACTTTAGCAAGACTGTGTAGAGGATGTTGACGAACTACTGCAGTCTGAGCTTATGGTTGTGGTGGTACAAGTTCTTCTAAATGGCCTAGTTCTACTACAAGATCCACAGGAGGTCGTACTTCTTGGAGTACATCTAGTTTCTGTCTCTGTGCGAGTTGTGCAGTCTGCGTTTTGACAGGTTCTGCTTCTTTCTTGTACTCCTGCAGCAGAAGCAGTCCAACTACTCCAAGGACCACAAAATGCTGCACAACAAACTGTAGACTGTGTTTGTGTATATGTAGTACAGTCTGTCCTGGTGCATGTTCTTGTTCTATATTTAAGTCCACCAGTTCCAAACTGAATCTGACAAGACCCATAAGGACCGTAAGGACCACAATCAGCAACGCATGTTGGCTCACCTGGTGGCGGTGTTCCACAAGGAATAGAATCATTATAGGTACCACAATTACCATCAGCAATTGTTCTATATATGTAGTTAGCAGTACATGCTGTTTGATATAGCACTGTTCCAGCCGCTGGGCATTCACCTCCAGGGGGTGGTGGAGGAGGAGTAATAGCAGTAGTGACATTTCCACTAGATACTGATAAATCAGAAAATATTCCAACAGAGTTTTCTAGCCTAATTCTTGTAGAATATGTTGTTCCTTCAGAAAGTCCGTCAATGGTTGCGCTAGTTGCTGGATAATTTGTAGTTCTATAGCTAGCATTTAACAAAGACCCAGAGCTATCATAAAGAGAAATTACATATCTTAATGGTGTAATCTTTCCTATAAAAACTGGCTCTGTCCAAGTTAAAGTAAAAGAACTTGTTGTTATAGATGCAAAAGAAAGGTTTGTTGGTGGGGTTGGTTGAGACCCTCCGCTATTAGCAATGAGGCCTGGTAAGATTGGCATTATGGAATCAGGTCTCCTGCCAATACCCAGCTATTTGCCCCCAAACATATTAGCGTTGCAACTGATCCTGCTCCACGTAGTTTTCTTCCAGGGGTTGCCAATAGATTCACCCCAGTTCCTGCTATTACAGAAACTCCTGTGGTTAATGCTATTAGTGTTATTTGTGTGCCTGGCTCTGCGGCAAGTAATGTGTTGTTTACCTCAAAAGCAAATGCACCATTCATTTGAACAATTGTATTAAAGTCAAGAAACTGCAAAGCATATGCTGCAGTTTTTGGAGTGGTGTTTAAGTTATTAAGAAGGTTTCCGTCAACCCTCAGATTTCCTCTGCCTAATGTGGAAGATCCTCCAGTAGCAACAAGTCTAACATCATAGTCAACGTTATTGCCACTTGAGTGGAAGTCAATGTATGGTGTTGAAGCAACGCTATCTCTGCGTCCTAGCTCTATATTTCCGTTTACGTTGTCTGTTACCGTCAAAGTTGTAACGCTACCAGCCCTAACGTTAAATGGTGCTGCAGAAGTTAGGGCACCAGTAATGTCAGAAATGTTACCTGTTGTAATTACTGTACCGTCAACATTTGGCAGGTTAATCTGTCTGTTGGCTGTAGGGCTAAGGCTGCTTAGGTATGTAAAAAAGTCATTTCCAGTTGGACCTAAAAACTTTATTCCTGGCTGAGCTACGTTTACTAGTCCCAAAGTTTTATTAAGAAGGGTAGCCTCATTTGTCAGGGTAACGTCAAGAGTTTTCCACTCCAAACCAGTAAGAGTTCCTGGGTTAATAGAAAGAACCTGTCCATCACCACCTGGATCAAGCTTTACTGGAGAGCCTGGAGAGTCTGCAGAAATCAAAACACCCTTTTCTGTCCAAGCTGTTGGCAAAATACCAGTAGTAAAGTTATTAAGTTGTTCCTGAAGATCATAAAGGTGATAAGCAACAGAATCAATAACTAGATTTGTGGGGTCAGTATTGGTGGGATTATAAAATCCTTCTCCTACTCCAGTTGGAGCACCATAGTGGTAAATTCTAAGAGCTTCTTGAATATCTGCAACGTCAGTTAAGTCTGGCATTGCTGTTACGTATAAAGAGCCAATTGGGGTTGTCATTTATTTTCCTAGCTTAGGTATGATACCAAGATGTGTATTTTGTTGTTGCCTGTAAGGTTTGACCAAGTAGTTCCACTATACTTAACTGCAGCAAATCTAATCTGCAAATACCTAACGCTCAAAATTGTTTCAATAGAATAATTAAATGATGCTGCAATTGGATCTCCTGCTGCATTTTCAAAACTGTGACGAATAATAAATTGTTCTGGGGACACAGAAACATCTGAAGTAATATCACGCAAAGGGATATTTACAGTAGCGTCTCCAGCATCAAAGCTTGGATTAGCAATTGTTGAAAAAAGTGAGGGATTAAGTTTTAGTACTCTTAGCCAAGCAGGTCCACCAACAGTTTCTGTATAGGTATATAGCCAACTGTAGTATTGATCTACTGTGTTGGTGTTGATAAATAGATCCCCGATTTTTACGATCTGAGAAGAGGTTAAGCTTGTTTCTGGTGCTCCATTACCTACCCAAATTCTTGAGCCACGCTCTCCAGCTCTTCCAAAATCAACAGATACGTCAATAGTTGATGGTCCACCAAAAACATCTAGATCTACTGTGTTTAGAAGTACTTCTGCCATTACTGTGCTCCAGTAATGTCATCAGTTACTGTTATTGAGCCTCTCAGCAGGGTATAAACAAGAGTGCCGTTTGAAACCTGAACGTCATAAACCCAAGTTCCAGGAGTTAGTGCTCTTCCAGTAACAACGTCTATCGTACAAGTAATAATGTCATCTGCAGTGTTTACGATTGCAGTCAAAGTGTTTGGGGTAGTTGAAGAAAATTGCGTAGCACCAGAGCCAGCTCTATTTGCAATTGTAAAGATTGCTGAATAACCATCTAGCTGAAAGTTAGCACCACTTTCATTTCTTGGTCTAATTATAAACTGATAGGTATCGCCACGGTAGTAGCTAAAATCATATGTGCCTGGAAATGCCATTATTACTCCTTGTTAAAATTATACCACAGCTAGTAAGCGCCCATTATGTTTAGCTTTTCGTTGTTGTCTATTTTGTCAACAAGAGCTTCATCAAAAGAAACGGTTTGTGTTTCAGCGTCATAGATAATTGGAAATATAGCAGATACTACTCCAGGCTCTCCCTGAATACCCTGCTCACCTTGGGGTCCTGTATCTCCTGGAGGACCTTCTGGTCCTGTTGGACCAAGACCTGCTACAGATTCCCACACAACCCCAGTCCATCGCCAAGATCTATTTGATAAAGAATAGATGTCGTCAATGTCTGGGGAGTCAGGAAAATTTAGCGTGGGCATAAATACATTATACCCTATTTTAAATTAAGTCCCAGCTTAGTTCTTCTTCATTCCAAGTGTAAAATTCACCGTCATCAGGATAAGCTACTGGAGCTTCCCATAGTGCAGTGTCTTCATTAAGAGTCCATGAAGCGTATGGTTTTGGCGGGATAAAAGCATCAAGCTCTTCATCGTATACATAACCAACACCTGCATAGTTTTTACGAATGTTTCCATTATAGGATGTTTTAACCCATCTACCACCAAGGTTGTCAATCAGCCACTGATAGCCTTCGTCTCCGTTTGGATCGTTGTTGTCTCCAACAAGAACTCTAGTAACTACACTATTTTCATTTAATTCTGCCCAATGAGCCATTTTTTCTCTTTTCTGTTATATTGTTAAATAACGAATAATTACGATACCAGATCCACCTGGACCGCTTCTTCCAGATCCTCCGCCGCCAGTGTTTGAGGATCCTGCACCTTCTAACCCTGATCCTGTTCCTCCACCGCCCTGGCCACCAGTTCCATTTGCAGTGTATGAAGAACCACCACCGCCGCCAGCATAAAAAGTAGAAACTCCAGTTATTGAAGATGATCTTCCGATTCCTCCATTACCGCTTCTAACACTAGACTGACCAACTCCGCCAACACCACCAGCACCTCCGCCTCCACCACCAGCACCGCTTGCATCTCCAGAGTTTATTCCGTTTGCACCAGCATTTCCTTGACCAGAAACACCAGATCCTCCAACGTTGCTAGCACCAGAAAAGTTTCCTCCTCCACCACCACCAGAGCCTCCATTGCCCCCAGTTGATGGATTAGAGCCCTGCCTACTTCCTCCACGACCTCCGCCAGTTGAGGTTATAATAGATGCGAATGAAGAATTTTGACCGTTTGTTGCAGGAGATCCCCCTGCCCCAACTGTTATTAAGTATGAGTCTGCTGATAGTACCGTTTGTCCTTCTAACATTCCACCTGCACCACCACCACCTTCAATGTCTGCATTTCCTCCACCTCCGCCACCTGCAACTATCAAATATTCAATAGCCAATGATGAAGTAAAAACCTGAAAGGTTCCATTGCCATTAAAAGTGTGGACTCTGTATTGATCAATATTTGTTATCACTCCTCCTAAAGCTGGAAGAAATGGTTGATTTCTTGTGATAAGATTTTTATACCAATTATTGTTAGTTATTGTAGACTCAATCATTGATTTTATCATTTTTATCCACCTACCGCAGATCTTAGATACCTAATAATTACAATTCCAGAACCACCATTACCAGAAGCGCCACCAATAATATTAGTTCTTCCTCCACAACCTCCGCCGCCGCCACCTGTGTTTTGAAGACCATTTTCTGCGTTAAAAAATGGTGAGGTCGTTCCTGCACCACCAGCACCTCCGCCTCCTGCTCCACCCGCAGTCCTTGCCCTGTTTCCATCAAA